CTAATCCTGTGTATAAAAGAAGAGTTGTTGTATCGAATTCCATCTTAAATGCGAAAAATGGTTCGATATCTCCTGATGATAATGCCGCAGTTATACTTGAATCTAATGTACGGCTCATTATGTTCCCTACTTAGTTTCGATTTCCCATGCTTCATCTATATCTGGCGTACTAGGGTCATCTGACTTAAAGTGTCCTGTCTTTGTCCTTGCTCTTATTTTTTTTGTTTCTGTAGGAGCAACTATCTTAATTTCTTCTGCTGAACTTGCTTCCATGAATTGCATGGCTAATTTCTTTTGCCAATCATGTGTGCAATCTATTTCATCTCCAACACTATACATCTTTGTTGCAGATCCATGTTCATTGGCAGAACCAATTATATCTTTTGTAATTTTAATCTTCATTTTAAACCTTTAAGATAGAGGGGATTTCTCCCCTCTACCAAGCTAGCATTTAGGATGCGTGTGCAGTAAATGCATTATCACCAGAGGATCTTGCATGACCCTTGACAATCATTGCACCAATTGGAGTACCAGTTGAGTGAGTTCCAGTTTTTGCAAGAACTACACGAACATATCTCTTGCCACCAACATAACCTACTCTATGGATTTCTCCAGTTGTGTCTGGATTACCACCTGCTGTACCATCCATTTTCAGGAAGATACCACCAGATGATATTGTGCCATCTACGATATCTGCTTGAGCAACATCTGAAAAAGATGAGTTATCATCAGAATGCTCTAATGAAACCTCAAAATGTACTGAGCTTGAGAGAGTATCCCCCTCTGCCCCTACAAATACAACAGCTGTTGCTGACTCGTATCCTTGTAAATCTACACCACTACCATTAACAGCCGCTGTCCTTACAGCAGGAATGATAGAGATTGCAGGACTAATATTATTTGATAAGTCTTTCATAAATACCTCCTTTAAGCTGAAATTGTTTGAGTTACAAGTGCTTCTGGCAATACAACTTGACCACCAACTCTTCTTCTAGCAAGATATCTTACATTTCCTGTAGATGCTTGAGTAAATGGATCACGAAGTACTGAAAGATTCACACGATCAACAATCATGTAACCCCTGTTGAAATCACCAAATATAACAGGCTTTGCTGAAGAACCTACATCAGCAACATCTGGTGCTTCCACATATGGATAACCAAGAACAGAATTTGGAACTCCTGCTGTCAACATCATCCCTGCTTGGAATACATATTGTCCTGCTGAATCCTTCAGCTTTCTAATAGCTCCAAGAGTTGTTCTGTTGAACATGAAAGAAGCATTTTGCCCATAATCAGATTTGATGGAATGTACTAATGTAATCAAACCATCTCCTGTTAAGAGTGTGCCACTTCCTGAATTTACAGTTGCTACATTTGCATTTGTGATAACACCTTGAGGTTTCCCTATGGCATCACCAACAACAAAAGAATTACCCTCTTGTTTTGCAAATTGAGTAGCAAATTCCTGTTGCATTTCTGCTTCAAGATTGAAAGCTGAATCTTCCAACATTTGATTTGAAATATCAACCTGAGCATAAATCTCATGTGTTGGGATTTCTTCTAATGCTGTTGTATATCCAGTTGTTTCAGATCTTGTTCCTGCTTCAGCTACCCATTGTGCGGTAAATGTTGCAGTTCTTGATGGAATCTGAATTGACTTTTGAGTTGTTGTCCTGACTCTTGCCGCACTCCTGAAAGGTGTGATTTCAGTAATTGTCTTGATTAACTCATTGACATACTCTGGTGGTGCAAGAAAACCTGCTCCTGTATCGTCAGAAACAGTTAATGCTTTCTTTTCCATTTCATCCATACCATCAGTACCCTTTTTGATGAACTTCTCAAAGGATTCCATTTTGGTATCGACTTCATTTGCTGTAAGATTTGCTTCTGGTCTTTTCAACATGGTTTCAAAAGAATCAATCTTTTCCCCAATATTCTTTTGCTCTAATTGAGCTTGGGTCAATTTCTGATTGATTTCTTCCAATCTGTCCATATCTGCTTCCAGATTTTTAATCTTATCGTCTACTAGAGGATCGACAGTGCCTTTCTTCTCTAGTGAATCCAGTCTTGAATCATAGGTTGCTTTGAATTCCTCAAAAGCTTTTCCCATGCCCTCAACTGCTGTTTTGACTTCTTCTGTCATAACTAGCTCCTATTTAGTTAATATTTGAGTTGTAGCATTGATAATGCCTAATAAATCAGCATCCTTATCAACCTCTCGTTGACTAAGAGCTTTATGGACAGCAGATGCGGCCACTTTGCTTTCAGAATGAGAAAGATCTCCTACCTCTCGTAGTTTATGCTCCCATTCCCTCACAGTCATGTCACTCTTTACAGCTTGAATCCGTGCACGAGGATTCATAGGAAAAGTAACAGCTGATATCTCCATCAAGTCTACTTCTTTGAGAACTCTATATTTTCTCTTGTCATCATATGATTGACCTTTAGAGTCTACTCGATATCCTACGGATAAACCATCTATGGCACCCATCTTCATGAGTTCATAGACCTCTTTGCCCTTTTGTGTTCCCATTGCAAGTCTGCCTTTTACATACAGACCATTCTGATCTTCCATGACCTTATCAAATATACCAATGGGTTCTTTTGTATCATGTTGATAGAGCATTTTTATTTTCTTTGCTCCCTTTCTTCTAAGGGATCGCATAAATGCTCCTTTTTCTATAACATCATTTCCTAAATCTTTGTTCCCAAATACAGAAGCATAGCCTTCAAACATACCTTTTTCTTTTTCTTTGTCGTCATCTTCTTCATATGCTTTTAATTCTGCTTCTACTTCAAAGTATCCTGTAGAAATTTCTTGCTCTTCTTCATCAAACATTTTTTTATCCTTATCATCAAATGAACTGCTACAAACAGCAAATCTCTGACCATTGTCAGAGTAATCTTGTTGCATAACGTCAGATGACAAGCAACGACTCATAAACTTATCTCTACTCTCGCCAACATTTGGTTTTGGTATAGGCATAATACAAATTTATACCATCAAAAAAAAAATAAAGAAAGTTAAAAAAAAATTAAAAAAGGGTATTGACAACATATAAACAATTTGTTATTATATAAACATATTTCAACAATTGGGGAGATCCCTATGACTACATATCAACATTTTTCCATTCATGGAATTGGAATCAGAACTGTTGTAACTGATTCTATACCTGAAACCAGAACATTGTGGAAAGAGGAACGAGAAATTGACTCTTGGTCTTCTGTTTCCAACCCTGAACAATGTGAAGAAGAGTGGTATCTTCTCAAGAAGAGATGGTCTGCATTCAGACGCACTCTTCCCTCTGATACAATGAATGGGAATACATCACCCATATCATCTTATGAGATCCAAGAGATCTGTAGGGGGAGGTTTGTACCCCTTACTGTTGAGGATCTTCGTAATCCCAACAATGAAAAAATCTGTGACAAGTTTGCAGATGAAATCAATTCATTCTTAAAGAAATGGGTACGATAAGTATCCATTGAGGAGAGGAAAATGAAACAACTAACAAGCATCAAAGAGGTATTAGATTATCTTGAAAAATCACCAACAAAATTTTATGTATCAAGCTTTACTGGTGGTGCTGTTCATGTAAAATTCTTAATACCAGAAGTTTACAATGATCCAACTGAAGAACAAGATGAAGTCATGCCACTTGAAAGGAATACATGAATCCCTATCGAGATTTACTGCTTGCCTCAAAGATAGGGTAAACTCTCCCCTCTGGTTTTCTTTTATCCTTCATTTGCCAGAGGGGAACTTTTTAAAGGAGAACTAAATGGGCGAAGTAATTGATTTAGAAGATAGAGCATTTGATTTAACTTTTGATATGATACCTATAACTCAAATTACACCTGAGATGTTTGGTATAAGATTTCATTCAAAGAGAGCAAAAGATTTATGGAAGAAATTTAAAGATGAAAATAACATTTATTTAAGTGATTATGACAATAGACTTACTTGTGTTGATGTATTAATTCCAACTGTTCATGTAAAATCAAGAGAACCTGAATTATCTGGAACTGAAGCCAGATATAATCCAGTGCTTGAATTTGTAATGTTAGCAAGAGAAAAAGGATTACATACTAACGAATATGAATAAAGGGAAAGAATAAGAGATTATCCCAATCAGTAACAACAAAAAACAGACAACAAATAAAAATTAAAAGATAAAGAATAATAACTTCAAATGGATCAGGTCTTTTGTCCTTCCTCATTTTACTTTTTCGTAAATCTCTTCTTTAACCAGTTTTTTATTTGCTGATATAGACTTTTCAATTTCTGCAACAAATATATCTGCTTTTCCTTTTGTTAGTTTTAGATCTTTAAAATATAGATCTCTCCAGTTATCAAATTTTTGGGCATACTCTTTGATTGCCTCATTTACTGTTTTGTATTTGTAAAAATAAATACCACTCACAGTACCCTGAATTGTTTCTTTGAAGTTACGTATGAAATAAGAATTGTTAGTTAATCGCATTCTAATCCTCTACTAATTTATCATCTGGTTCTAAATATAATATAACGCATCTACAGTTGATAATGTTAGCAGGACCCCCTCTTGGATCTCCTGCGTGTTTCATTCTATATTCAACCCCTTTATATGGGACTATGAAATCATCATCTAAATCAATTGTTGTTCCATTCATTGCTCTATGATGTTTGCGTGTTCTGTTGTCATTTGTGCTGATCCATCTTTTTTGCATAGGCAAATTAAAACTTTCTGCCATTGCTTGATTGCCAAATGAAGATGCAGAATGTGTTTCTGTTCGTGCAATTAATAATGCTCTTGTTCTTGTGAAACTTGGTTTGGTCTGTTCTATAATTCTTCTTGCTGTTGGTTCTACTCCTATTCCATCAAGCTCTGATTGGAGAATAATTCTATTTATAATCTTCCTTGTTGTATTGGCAATCTGTGTAATTCTTATTCCTGCAAACTGAATAACAAATTGACGAACCAATCTTTCAAAATCAGTTTCTTCTTTTGTGAATACAAATTGTCCTGCCATTTGTGTTATAATTGATCTGTAATGTGGAAGCATGATCTGACTTAATCTATTATTCAGATTTAAAAGTCTAACTCCTCCCTCTCTATATTCATCTCTTGCTATCTTTCCATTTTCTTCAAAGAACTGAACAAGTTGCAAAAACAATTGTCTTTCATATGACTGACGCATTCTTGTTTGTTGAATAAGAGTTCTTCTTGCAGATAAGAGTCTGCCTCTACTTATCCTCTTTGTCTGAATCATTTTTCTCTTCTCTTTTTAGAACAAAGTCTATCCATTCTGGGTGCATATCATAATTGAATCGTTCACAATAATAGCATCTAATCATGCCCTTGACTACGAGCAAATCATGTCCACAAACATCGCAGACTATATCTTTTATTTATCTGACCTCAAGGGATGACCTGATGGAAGAAGGTCTCTATCAAACTTGCCACTTCTGTATCTTCCAGTCCTGACTGCAAATAGGAAAGCATTTACTCTGGCAACTGCCCATTGGTCTGGGCCCATCACATTTCTTCTAACTGATTCTGGGTTTGTCCTGTATGCTCCTACCCCTCTTCTAAACACTGCTGATAACATTCTGAGAGTAACTCTCTTTCCTTTTTTATCCCCATGTTTCTCATTATGATCTTTGACTTTCCCCTCAAGAGTCTTTCGTGTTCTTGCTGATATCTTTTTTTCATCCATCTCAACACTTGTGCCACAATCATCACAACAAAGATTTTCCATCTCAAAATCAAATTGTTTATCTCTTTCTTTATCTAATTCTTTTACTTTTCTTCTTGACCAAGAAAATCCTGCATCTCCACCCCACAATGCCCATGCGATTCTTCCTGCACTTGGATATCCATCTTCGCCTGCTCTGAATCCCTCTGCTCTTTTATCAACTTCATGTCGTGCAAAAAATGAGAACATTCTTCTTACAACTGATGGTGAAAGACTTTGTTTGTTTACAAGTTGTCTTGCTCTTGCAACCCCTACAGAAGTGCCACCTCTGTTGAACTCTTTTCTCCAGTCTAATCCTTTTCTTGCTTCTTCTGCCATTGCATCTGTTGGAGTTGTGTTTATATCTGATTCTGCTTTTTCTATCTCTTCATATAATTCTTTTTTAGTTGTTGATAAATATCGTGCGTGTGTTGAGCAAGGCATATAATAATTTCTATCTGGTCCTTTAATAGTATGATGACCTTCACATCCAAGTTGTTTTGCTCTCTCTTGTGCTTCAGATACTGATTCAAAAACATCTTTACCTTGACCATATCTTGGATCTTGTTTTGGAGTTGTAAGAGTTTCTCCTGTTATCTCTGTGTATTCCATATGAGAGGCACAAGGCATATAGACTATTCCATCATCTGTATTATGAGAATGAAAACCAACACAACCTAATTCGTCTGCTCTTTCTCTTGCTTCTTCTTCTGTTGTAAAAACATCTTTGCTGATTTCTCTCTTTTCTTCTGAATAATCAAAGTCTTTGTCATCATCTTCTGCTGTTTCTCCTTCAGCAGGAGCTACAGTTGGTGCACCAAGAGGAAATAGATTTGCTGAGATGTAAACATCATCTCCTCCATTGATTGGTTCATATCCAAGTCTTTCCCTTGCTTCATTCCTACTTATGATTCCCTCTCTAACTGCCTGAACAACATTTTCATAAGTTTTCTTTCTTCTTTCTGCCATTGCAGGAATGGAATCAATATCGTAACGAATGGATATATCATCTCCAAATCTAGGAGCTAACCACTCATTCATATCACTCTCTACTCTTCTTATAAGTGGTATGATTGTATCTTCATATAATGCAAGTCTTGCTTCAGAAACATTATTATAAGTCTGGGAATCTGGAACACCAACCAATTGGGATGGCACACCAAAACACAAAGCAATATCTCTTGCACTCATATTTTTAAGCTCTAGAAAATCCATATCCTTTGGACTTAGACCCATTTCTTTCCAATCAAAATCTCCCTCCAACAACATTGGTCTACCTGCATTCTGAGATCCAGAAAAACGCATATTGAGATCAGACATGAGTTGTTGTCTTTGACTATCTGATAATTGTAAAGACATTCCAGACTCATCTTTGGGCTTAAATATCACAGCCCCACTTGGTCTTGCTCCATTCATAAGCAAACTGAGATTGTGTTTAGCCGCCATATTGTGTTGATCTATATCAAAAGAAGCGGCTTGTATTGGAGATAAACCATAATAGTCATCAAGAGGATTCCACATTTTGAAATGCTTGACATCTGACATACCTGTTTCTGAATCGACATCGTATCTGTTCACAACTCTTCCATCTATGACATACTCAAACGCAGATGGTATTTGAGTCTTGCCTGGAATAATTTTCATCCTGTCTGGTCTTAGAAGATGAAGTTCTCTTGGTTGTGAATTGACTAGAGAATAAACTGCGTATGAATTTCCAGAAAGAAGAAGAAAAGAATATAATGCTTGAAAATACTCATTTCCTGCAAATTGTGGATTTGGTCTTTTCAAAAGACTGATTAAGGGATGCGAATCTAATTTCATATCCCCCTGATAAACACATAGTTCTACAGCAGATGCTCCATGTGCTATTTCATTAACACATCTAAATACAATCGCATTTTCTTGATATCCCTCTTTGGCAATCTTTCTATAATCGTAATTCTTTTCTAAGACCTGATTTCCTGATTGATACATCACAAGGGGTGCTTCTTTTTTTTCTAATCGTCTAAAACGATTTGTTATGAAATCAAACATACCCATTAATACGTTCCCATCCTTGTGCCAAATGGATTATTTGAAAAACTTAATTTTCTGTATGGCTGTAATAATCCATCTACCATAAGAGGAGTTCTCAATGTACCTTCAAAATCTCCCCTGTGTTCATAATTAAAAGCTATTATTTGTTGTAAAGCAACTTTTATAGCTTCAGGAACATCAGTTCTGTTTGCTCCATATCCTGCTACATAAACTATCTTTAGCCCATTGGCTACCCTCAATCCTGTTGGCCATGCTTCCCCATCCCTTAAATATATCCTTGCAGGCTCCCTTACACTATCGACATAATACTTAGTTGATGCAAATGTAGTTTCTGTATCTGAATCATTGAAACTGGATATTGAACTGACAGATTGTACTGGTGTACTTGGTAATTCTATGTATCTTTTTCTAAGAGAAAGATCTGGTCCTACTTTCATTCCCTCCCACAAGGCAATATCTACCTCATCAATTCCATCTATAAAAAGAGTCTTTGTCCTGTTGATAAGGGCTCTTCCTGTGTAGTTCTCAACAAAATTGACACTCATCTTGAGAAGAGAAACAAGAATTTGTTCATCTATACCCTCATCCAATCTGAGATAATCCCTGATCTCTGTATAAGTAAGTGGGTCTGTTGTGGCAGACGTTGTGGTACTTTCTCCTGACATTCGACCCTCCTAAGAATCTAAATCGTCTAGTATATTTATACTGATATATTCCGCATTGGGAAAGGTCTCTATAGCACCTCCTGAAAATGTGACTTGGAATTCTCCTTGAAATAATCCTGCTGTATTTGTGTCACTTGCTGAGAAAGTATAAGAAACTGCTCCTCCTGAAGCATTTGTTATTGTTGCACTTGCATTTGTTTTTAATGTTGAACTGTTTACTGCCCTCATCTTAAATAAAACAGAAGCACCTGTAATATTGATTGCTGTTCCTGAACTATCTGCAATCACAACTGATAATGTTGGACTTGTATCATTTTGTTTTATGTTAAATGAGTAACTGCTCATGTTGACCTTTTAATTGTAATAACTGATCTGTCATTCTTTATTGTTATCACACTTCTGTCGTTTTTAATAGTAATTGCCATTATCCTACCAAAATAAATCCAACAAATCCTGTAAATGTAACTGTAAAGTATGTGCCAACAGAATACATTACAAATCTTTCCATCTTTGTGACTCTGTTCTCTATGTTCTCCATCTTGGTTTTTATGACTGCAAGTTCAGTCAATATCTGTGTAACATCATTCTTGGTCATTCTGCATCCTTAATTGTCAGTGTGCCTTCCTTTACTTGTTTTAGTATCTCTTCAGTGTGAATATTACCAGATGCGTTTAAAGGAACAACGAGATAAACACCGTCAATTATAGCAGATACAGATGTATTATTGCCCTGTAAATCTACATTGTATTTTGCATCTTTAATTTCCATGTCTCTCATAATGTATCCTTTTATAGCTCTGCAGTAAAATGTAAATAACAGCCACTATTATTACCCTGAAAATTTCCAGCATTAGTATTAGTTGTGCTAACAGTGTCTGCGTTGTAAATAAATGCTTTATTGCTATTTGATTGATTTTGTCCAAACATTGTAAAACCATCAAATAAATCTGCCTGATTTGCATTATAAAACTGCCAGTAGTTTGTTCCTGTTAAATGCACTAAAGTTGGTGTGGCTCTCATTGTTACTGGAAAGGGGACTCCTCCATACGCAGTTGTGTCGCTGTATGCTCCAGCCGTACACACATGAGCTTCTTGTCCATTACTACCTCCTATTGTACCTAAAAGTGCATAGTAATACCTCTGACACTTAGCCAACGTCCGCTCAAAAGGCTCTACCTCAAACTCTGTTGGGTTCTGCCCTACTTCTAACTGAACACCTGTGATGAAGAAGGTTCTGTCTGTGCTGTCAAAGAATGAGGATATACCCACGGCAGTATTAGCTGTTGTGTAACTTTCCCATGATGTTGCTAATGTACCACTTGTATAAGTGCTTCCTGCATGAAGCCAAATCCAAAGCTCTAAACTACTCGCATTGTCATCATCTAGTGTTCCTGTAGTATCAGCAGGAAGGGTTAGTTCTACTCTTGTCCAGTCTGTTGTAACACTAAATGTTTTGCCAACATATCTACTATTATCAATATCAAACAAAGCTCCAACATAAGTAGCACTTGCATTACCTTTTACATAAAAGGACAAAGCAAAAGGTTTAGCATCTGACGTTCCCTTGGCAAAGGCTTGTACATTTTGACCCTCTATTTTTTGTCTAAAAAGTAAAAGCTCTCCTGCATCTATTGAAGTATCAGCCGTTGTACAGGCAAGTTTAGCACTATTAGCAAATCCACTAGGAGCAGAGCTATCTTGTGTCAGAGTAAATCGTCCCCCTGATGTAGCACCTACTGTAGAGTGCCATCTGTCAAGTACAAAATAGCCATCAGCACTACCCAACCCTGTGCTTGACGTTCCTCTCTGTGCCACGTTCATTGCACCATTAATTATGGCATTTTTATTTACTCCACCACCCCCTGCGTTGATGTTGCCTATAAGGTTTGCTAATTCTGCTGCTTTGCTCATGCTAAATCTCCTGAAGACATATGATAGACATTGTCACAATCTCTTCTATTTCCATTGTAGTCAGATGGTCTTAACTGAAATGT